GTTCCAGCGTGCCGATGACGGATCCTGGGTGGTTCGCGTTGGCGATCGCGCACTGGTCATCCGAGGCGACGTCAAGGTCGAGGAGGTTGTGCCGTCGGTCATCAACGAGTCGAAGCCGAAGCGCAACGACGTTCACCCGACCATGAAGCCCGTGGCGCTCATCGAGCGCATGCTGCGCAACTCGGCACGCCCAGGCGACCTTGTTCTGGATCCGTTCGGAGGCTCGGGGTCGACGCTGGTGGCTGCCGACCGCCTTGGCATGTCGGCCCGCCTGATCGAGCTGGATCCGAAGTTCGGCGACGTCATCATCCGACGCTGGCAGGACTACACTGGCCGCCGGGCGGAACGAGACGACGGGATGCTGTTCCCGATGGAGCATGACGATGGCAGGGCGTAAGGCCGGCGAGCCGCGCAAGGACGTGTCGCGAGGCATCGATGGCGTGCCGGCCAAAGCCACCGGCCCGGCACCGTGGAAGCCGACGCCGGAGCAGTCCGAGCAGATCAAGTCGCTGGCCGCGCGAGGCGTGGCCGCGAAGGAGATCGCCATCCTCATCGGCGTGGATCCAGAAACGCTCAAGCGGCGCGCATGGGACGTCATCGAGGCTGGCCGTGCTGCTGGCATATCGACCCTGACCGGCGTGCTGTTCCGTGAGGCGCAGAAAGGCAGCTACAAGCACCTGGCGCTCTACCTGCAGCATGTTGGCAAGTGGTCGACGCGGCAGCATGTTGAGCACTCAGGCACTCTGTCACTCGAGCAGCTGGTCGCAGGCGGCGAGCAGGCAAGCGAGTGAGCAGCGACCTGCAGCGCGCGCAGGAGCGCATCAGGCGCTGGCGCATCGACCCGGTGCAGTTCGTGCGGGACTGCTTTGGCGTCGAGCCTGACGCGTGGCAGAAGGACGCGCTGGCCTGTCTCGGCGGCGAGCCGAACCCGAAGCGCAAGCTGTGCATGAAAGCCTGCACAGGCCCCGGCAAGTCCGCCACGCTGGCGTGGGCAGGGTGGCACCGTCTGACGTGCTTCGCGGCCAAGGGCGAGCATCCGAAGGGCGCTGCGCTGTCCATCACTGCCGACAACCTGAAGGACAACCTGTGGGCCGAGCTGTCCAAGTGGCAGAGCCGGTCGAAGTTCCTGTCGTCGGCGTTCACATGGACGAAGGAAAAAATCTACGCCAACGATCACCCGGAAACGTGGTTCCTGTCCGCACGCTCGTTCGCCAAGGACGCGAACGCCGAGGCCATCGGCCGCGCGCTGTCCGGCCTGCACTCCAAGTTCCCGTTCGTGCTGCTGGACGAGACCGGCGACATGCCCGTGGCCGTGCTCAAGGCCGCCGAGCAGATCTTCACCGGCAACCCCTCCGACGCCCTCATCGCCGCGGCCGGCAACCCCACCAGCACCTCGGGCCTGCTGTACCACGTGGCTGTCCTGCTGCGTAACGAGTGGACGGTCATCACCATCACCGCCGACCCGGACGACCCCAAGCGCACGCCCAGGGTGAGTGTGGACCTGGCGCGCAAGGCCATCGAGAAGTATGGGCGCGAGAACCCCTGGGTCATGGCCACCATCCTGGGGCAGTTCCCGCCGGGCGGCTTCGACTCCCTGCTGACCATCAACGAGGTCGAGGCGGCCATGGCCCGGCGGCTGAGGCCCGAGGCCTACGGCTGGGCGCAGAAGCGCCTCGGCGTGGACGTGGCGCGCTTCGGCGACGACCGCACCATCATCTTCCCGCGCCAAGGGCTGTACACCTCGCGGCCGGTGGAGATGCGCAACGCCGACTCCGTCCAGGTGGCCGCGCGGGTGGCGCTGGCGCTGAGCCGCTGGAACGCCGAGATGGTGCTGGTGGACGGCACGGGCGGGTGGGGCGCCGGGGTGGTGGACGTCCTGCGCCAGGCCGGGCACGGGCCCATCGAGGTGGTGGCCTCGGGCAACGCCCAGGAGGACCAGTTCCACAACGCCCGGGCCGAGATGTGGTGGCGGATGGCCGAGTGGGTCAAGGCCGGGGGCGCGCTGCCCAACATCCCCGAGCTGGTGCGCGAGCTCACCGAGCCGCAATACACCTACAAATCAGGGAAATTCCTGATGGAGGAGAAGGACCACATCAAGGACCGCCTGGGCTTCAGCCCCGACCTGGCGGACGCCCTGGCGCAGACGTTCTACCTGCCCGACATGCCCGCGCGCATTGTGCTCCCCAACGGGCGCGAGCTGGACTTCCCCGTGGACGGCCCAGCCAAGCGCCACGCCTCGGACTACGACCCCCTGACCTGACGTTGTATTTATGGTGGAATCCGCTGTTTACGGGGCGGTGAGAAAATCACAATATCTACGTGATGACATACGCCCAGGAACGGATTGCCGACGTGTGGGACGAGGCGTGGCCGCTGATACTGGAACACCAGCGCGCCGTGGGCCGCCCGGTTGACGTCATGCCGGACCGGAACACGTACCACAGACTGGAGCAGCACGGCATGGTGCTCTACACGCTGAGGCGAGACGGAGTGCTCATGGGATACGCCACGTTCATGGTCGGGGCGTTTCCCCAACAGCCCGGAATCGTGCAGGCCATCCAGGACGCGCTGTTCATTCACCCGGACGCGCGGGGATTCGGAAGCGGGAAGTTCCTGCTTTGGGTGGAGCGCCAGCTCCGCGAGCGCGGGGTGCAGAAGCTGACCTGGCTGATGCCGGCCAGCACGTCCTGGCGGTGGCTCGAAGCCTTGGGCTACGAGCCGGACTACACGGCCTTTTCGAGGACACTCTAATGCCCCAGGCAGCCATTCCCTACGTCGCACTAGCGCTGGCCGCAGGCGGTACCGCCTACAACGTCTACTCGGGTGAGAAGGAGCGCCAGCGGCTGGACAACGAGGCCGGGCGCGCGGCGTCCCGGGCCCAGGCCCAGCAGGACGCGCTGAAGAAGCAGCAGGAAGACGCGGCCAACCAGGAGGCGATGATCCGCACGCGCGATGCGCAGTCGGCGCGGGCCCGGGTGGCCGCCCTGGGCAAGCAGGGGCGCTCGGGGACGATGCTGACCGGGCCCATGGGCGTGCCTGGCGGCGGGGCCGCTCCGGCGCCCAGCGCGGGCGGTAAGACGATTCTGGGGGCGTGATGCCGAAGCAGGCCGACTCGAAGCGCGCACGGCTCGAGGCCATCCGCACCCAGATGGTGCAGGAGCGCGAGTCGTTCCTGCCCCACTACCGGGAGCTGGCCGACTACATCCTGCCCAACCGGCCGCGCTTCATGGTCACCGACGCCAACCGGGGCGACCGGCGCAACAACAAGCTGAACGACCTGACGGCCGCGTTCGCGGCGCGCACCCTGACCTCGGGGATGATGAGCGGCCTGACCAGCCCTGCGCGCCAATGGTTCCGCCTGACCACCGCCAGCCCTGAGCTCGACGAGAAGGGCCCGGTGAAGAGCTGGCTCTACATCGTGCACCAGCGCATGATGATGGAGTTCAGCAAGTCCGACCTCTACAACGTCCTGCCCTCGGTCTACGACGACCTGGGGACCTTCGCCACCGCCGCGGGCTCCATCGAGGAGAACTTCGACCCGCAGGGCGCGGCCTTCCGCTTCAACTCCTTCCCCGTCGGCTCCTACTGCCTGGCCCTGGACGCCAACCACCGCGTGGCCGTGTTCTTCCGCGAGTTCAGGATGACGGTGCGCCAGGTCGTGCAGGAGTTTGCCGAGCGCGACTCCCAGGGCCGCGTGGCCGACTGGAGCAACTTCAGCCCGCGCGTGCGCCAGATGTACGATGACGGGAAGATGGGCGAGGCGGTGGACGTGTGCCACTTCATCCTGCCCAACGAGGAGTACGACCCGGAGCGCCTGCACGCCAAGTACAAGCGCTGGGCCAGCATCTACTACGAGAAGGGCCAGGGCGAGGGCACGGCCGAGCGCGACGTGTACCTGCGCGAGTCGGGCTTCGACGAGTTCCCCGTGTTCGGCCCTCGCTGGTCGGTGACCGGCGAGGACACCTACGGGACCAACTGCCCGGGCATGATGGCCCTGGGCGACGTGAAGCAGCTGCAGCTCATGCAGAAGCGCAAGCTGCAGGCCATCGAGAAGCAGGTCAACCCGCCCATGGTCTACCCGCTGTCCATGCGGACGGTGAAGACGAGCATCCTGCCCGGGGACAACAACTACGTCGACGAGCGCGACGGCGCCAAGGGCATCCGCCCGGCTCACGAGGTGAGCCTGGACCTGAACCACCTGATGCTGGAGATCCAGCGGGTGCAGGAGGCCATCAAGAAGGCCTACTTCGCCGACCTGTTCCTGATGCTGGCCGATGACGCGCGCAACGAGCGCCCGACCGCCCGCGAGATCGACGAGCGCCACGAGGAGAAGCTGCTCATGCTCGGCCCGGTGCTGGAGC